AGTAGAATTTCCAACACTTACACTAACTGAGGTAGTCGTCGTAGACATAGAAATATCTGGAATGCTTGAAACATTGTTTGTCCATAAATTGAAATTCATTTCATATCCGCCAACCCCGGACATCCCCTTCCAAGCGAAATTCTTCAACTGTAGATCATGACCATTACCTGTCTTATCTACCCATACAGGATTGGCAGCCATCTGCTCATTAGTAAGACCGGAAGCTGAATATCTGGCTACGATACCTTCTATATCCGGGAAGGAATCTACCTTGCATGGCAGGTCTAATATCATTTTAGCATACTCTTTAAAAGGTATGGAAGTAGGTACATCATACCCTTTGGATATAAGGGCTTGCCTTATATCCTCTTTGGTATTGATGATCCTCATTAACTTATCTGATATGGTTCCCATTACACTTCCTCCCCGTTTATGTAATCCAATACCGAACCTATATCTCCGATGTCCGATTTTATTGACTCACCTTGAGAATGTATTTCAATAAGCTTCTGATATAAGGTATTATCCCCTATACGATTATTATCTGTAGCCTGCTGCTCGATCTTAGTTATCGTATTAGGATCTTCGTACTTAGTACCATCAGGACCATACCATTCATCCGTTAAATTAGTGTATTTGTGACGGACTGGAGTCGGTATAGACTCCAATGTTATTAAATAATATTCGTTACAACTCATGACAATAAGATTTAATGGTTACAACAATTACATCTACAAACTGTCTTTACATATCCAGTAGGAATAGCGGCCAGCGTCGTCCCTACGGCTATCGCCGGGTCAGTGCTTTCCATAACTGTCAGCGCCATCTTGTCTATGTCAAGGTCATTGTCGTAAACGATTTCTCCCTCAACGTAAATGCTCCCTGCATCAGAAACGTAGCAGTTTTTCACCTGCCTTATATGGCGCTGTGTAGCAGACGCAAAATCACACTCGATACTTAACCACCCTACCGGTATCTGATCAATATTGGATCCGATATTGTAATCAGGATCGGTTGTTTTAAGAACCATATGTCTCAATTCCCTTGTATTTCCGTATCCGTCCATTGTTATGTATGTCCGGATCTGAACCTTGCCCTTTTCCGTCTTATAACAGTTTTCTACTATTTCCGTATCGGATGTAGTAGCATCAGGGAAATCACAGACAATACGTTGCCATCCTTCTTGTATTTTGCTGAATGTTGCGCCTCTTTGTATATCAGGGTCGGTAGTTTCTAAGACAATAAGATACTCGTCCCGGACTCCTATTATGCTATCTACCGACCTGTATCCACCAAGATGTATTTTACCACCAGGATTAGTATAACATTCATCTACGGACATAATATGTCTTTCTGTAAGATCAGGGAAGTCGCATTCGGTTTTCGTCCATTCGTTAGGTATCTTATCTATTCTCGTCCACTGAGGATAAGCATCATCTGTTGTCTTAACAATATAATAATACTGTTCCCTTACACCAAGAACGGCATCAATAGCTTGATAACCTTTTATATTGACCTTACCACCATCCGTCTTGTAGCATTCGTCTACTTCAACAATTTCCCGGTCCGTCATGTCAGGAAAATCACATACCATCCTCACCCAATCTTCGGGAATGGAATCCAGCACGGCCCCTACCTTAATATCAGGATCAGTAGACTGAAGGACGGTATAAACCTCTTCCCTGGTCCCAAGAATATTATCTATGGCTACCAAACCTTCTACTTGCACTTTTCCTTTTTTAGTAGTGTAACATTCAAGAACGTAAGTTACGTCTCGTTCTGTCATGTCAGGAAAGTCACAAACCATTCGAACCCAATTCTCTGGAATTAGTTTAAAAACATGGCCGGCAGGGAAATTATCGTCCGTCGATTGAATAACGGTATAAATAGATTCCCTGATATTTATCTTATCATCTATGGCCTCCAATCCTTCTATTTCAACCTTACCATCCGGAGTCTTATAACATCTGTTGACGAACGTAATGTCGCGTTCTGTCATATCAGGAAGATCGCAGTCGATCATAACCCACTCGTCCGGTATTTTAGTAAGAACTTTACCTACCGGATTATCCATGTCGGTACTGTCGGTAATTCTATGGGTTTCTTTAAGAACATCCATCTGATCGTTAAGAAGATACCAACTCCATACTTCGACCTTTCCACCAGGTGTACGGTAACAGGTTTTGAAATCTTTGATAACTTTCTCAGCTATGTTAATCCACTCCCATTCGGTTGTGGCCGGAATACCAGAAACAGGATGCTTCTTACCTTCTTCGTCAAGATACCAATAACAGCCATTTAAGGACACAACCACTTGGTAGATTTTGTCCCCTATTTTTATACCGGATTTGCTGTCATCTACCGGTTGGGAGGAACCCCATTTTCCAACTATGTTGGTTATTTTGTCAATGCCCCTACCTAAGGCACCGACTAAAGAATCCACGCCATTCATATGAAATCGATCTATTTCAAATTGTTTTATTACAAAAAAGGGGGTGGAGGACCAGCCTCCTCCCCCTTGGGATATATAGAAAAAAGGAAAATCAAATCTTGCAGGGCTTGATATTTGCCGAAGCAGCTAACAAGTCCATAAGGTCTTGAATACCTTCGTGAGCGCCATACGGTACATGGAAGTGTACTGTAATATGATCATCAATTACCCTACCGAAGCCGTTAGAGTAACGTGCCGGCTTCAACGTTACTGAATAATCAGCATACGGAGCCAACAGGTCTAAGCGGGTTTCTTCGTTGGTAAACATCCGTTCCATAAGTTCTTGGTGAGTCTTACGGAAGTCGAAGAACATACGTTGTTCGCGTTCTTTATCCAGCAATTCAGCGCCAAGGTGAGTACGCGGAGCCCAGTGCTGTTTGTATTCGGTATGGATCAGGTTGAAGTACGTGCTGATAGCCTCGCGCTGTTCATCCGGATAACCACCATTTACAGCAATACGAACAGATCCTTCTTGGAATGTCAGACGGTCAATCAAACAGTCAGACGGAGAAATCATGTAGTCAATACCACGGAACAAAATACCGCATTTGCAGTTCTTAGGAAGCGGATCGGCGATAATGGACTGATCTCCTGCTACGGCACCCAAACGTTTCCAATTACGTCCACGATAAGATTCGGGCGCTTTCGATACAAAGAAGTCTTTGAAAATTTTATCGCATTCGTCGCAAACCATGTTAGTAACGACCGTTGTTTTGAATTTGTGTTGACATCCACCAGGTGTACCGTAATCTTCGATTGTCAGATACGGGAATGCTGCCTGTAATTCTTCTTTAGCACTGTTACCACATTCATCATCCGGCAACGTGATTTCATAAGCTTCTTTCGAAATCTTACAAGAACCACATGCTTCCCAGCTAACGGTAGTAACAGTAGGATTGCTACACATATCTGCTGTTTTAGCAACGAACGTTACTGTGGCAGTCGGATTGGTTTCTACAAATGCATCGATATCAGCCTTCGTCAGTTTCTTGCTTACGGCCACAGTGTACATACCTACGCCGCCATCTTGGGCTGCTGTTTTCTCGGCAGTGCTACTAACGGCATTCTTAATGCTTTCTACTACAGTAGACTGATCAACGCCATCATCCTCTAACGTTACGGCATAAATCAAACCTCCGTCTACCTTAGTATATCCATCAGGGCACTCTTCGCAGCCTTTCATGATAGAAGACAGCTTTTGAGTATAATCAGAAGGCTTGCCGCCTTCTTTCATCACCTGATATTTGGATGTAGAAAGATGACGTCCGACTCTCTTAATATCCAAACCTGGATAAGCAGCCTTAAGCTGAGCCAGGGCATAAGCATCACCGGTATCACACATTTCCATACAATAGAAATTCATGTCGGTTTCCACCGGAGTTTTTTCCAACTCGTCACAAGAATGGATAGGATGGATTTCTACAAAATCACCTACCTTTCCACCACCTGCAATCGGCTGATTCTTGATACGTTCGATTGTTTTCAAGATAGCAGCCAAAATATCAACATCTTCGCAAGGATCACATTCTGAACACATATCCTCACGACCAGGACAGTTTTCGAAAATGATGTAATCATCGATATTCACCTCACCCATCGGATAACCACGAAGCTCGAACAAACGTCCTGTCAGCTTAATATGAATAGGGATACGATCGCCTTTTCTTGCTGTAATAGCGGTATTGTCGTCAATTCCGTTGTAACCGAAAATAACTTCATCTACTTTAATTTCTTTGCTCTTCGGAGCAGAAGCATACACTTCTATAATTTCATCAATAGCAAACGTAGGTGTAGAGAATGATTTATCATCAGATACACGGTCGTTCACCATCTCATTACGTCCGATTCTGATCTGGAAACGTTGTTCGTCCTTACGATATCCTTTCAAGTCTTTCAACGCTTTCAAACCATCTTTAGTCTGCTCACCATCCAAATCATAGATAGCGATCTGACCTTCTTGAAGCAACAAAGAATCTACGTCCGCCAACTTAGCGTGCGGAGGACAGATAATGTGTCTGTCATACGGTTTATGGATAGCCATAGCCTTATAATATTTTAAAAATTAATATTCTGTTATCTGTCTCAAAAATAGCGATAGTCATATAAGCAACAAAAAGCATTAGGAATTAATTAATTCTTAATGCTTTTTGATAGTCTTTAATTTAGGACACGTCTTTATTCTGCTATAAAGGAGATTGGACGTTGTTTGAGTCTATTTGATAACGTCCATATTCGCTTTCATTCAAAGCAAATTGCTTTTCAATCATGTTAAGGATAATACCAATTAATTTATCATCTAATTCAGGATCTATATCGGTTGAATTAGAACCATCGGATTTAACATATCCTTCGATGTCAACTTCCTTAGGATAGCGGTAATACGTAAGGTAAACGGTGTCTACTTCAAAACCAGACTTGTACACCCTTACCGAATCTTCGCCTATAGTGTAGAACGTTTCCCTAAAATCAAAATCAGGTTTGTTAAAAAAGTCGGCAAGAAGCTCATGCGGGTTTTCGTTCTTAGCCTCCCACATGGTAAAATCAGTGACCGTGCATTCACCTTTGGTAAATACGCCTGATATGTTTGAAAAAGAAAAGAAATCAGAAGGCAATGAAAACAAAGTGCTTTCCGGATTATCTTTATCTCCTTTCTCGTCAAGTTCTTTTGAATACACAACTAACTTTTGGATATAACGTATATCCTCTTCGTTTTTCTTATCAAGGATATAACGAACAAGGCGGTTTTGTTCGTCATTAAAAAGCTGAACAAAACGTGCCTTGTCAAGTTTTATACCACCGTTGGTCATGTTTTCTTCAGCCTTCTGTAAGGCCCGAAGATAACAATCAACAATCTTCATAAATTATTCTTTTTTATCAGCGTATTGATCAATATCAAAACCTTTTTCGTCTTCCTTTTTCTTCTTGTCAGACTTAGCTCCTTCTATTTTTTTATGCTTGTTCTTTAAAGCATTATACGCTTCCAGAACACGTGACTTGGTTTCTAACATCGACTTATTGGAAGCAAGAGCCATAGACGCAGAGATAGCGTCGGCGCCCAGGAGCTCGCCATTCAGATACAGTCCGTCGGTGTTGACGGTGACAGCCAGTCCCTCGATCATTTCCCTAATCATACGATGGAATTTGATCACCTGCATTCCCTCAGAAGATTCATCATCAGACAAGAACCTTGAGCTTGCTTCTTTATACATGTCAACGTTCGTATTCTTAGCATCAATCCAATTAGTGAATATGTATTGAACCATGCTCTGATCAAGCTCTACGCTATATATGATATCAAGATACAAAAGCAGATCGTAGATGCTTTTCCTTTCAGCCTCGGATCCTTTCAGTTTGTTCATGAACTCGTATAAAATATCAGCCTTGTCAATCTGACGTTGTTTCCTGATATCTACGGCCGTAGTCTTGTCTTCTACACAATAATAAGATTCAACGTACATCGGATTACCGTCTTCCTCTTTAGGAGTAAGAGACTTGGATAAAATAGCTATATACAGCTCAAATAAATCACGAACGTCATTAGTGTAGAACAAACGACCATCATATAAGTCAATTCTGTAAGAATCCCAGAAATCGAAGTTCTTTTGGTCCAGGTCCTCATTGACAGTTTCTTCAAACGGATACCGAATATTCTTAATACGCATATCCATTTCATTCTTCTTGTCTTCAAGTGAGTAACCTTTATAACATGCTGAATTGATAAAGAAACCTGTATCATACACCCTAAGATCCTTGTCCCATCCACAACAAGATACTGTCTTGTTCCCAGGGAAAGGAGTCTTGGAAATGCCTCTTTCCTGATATCCGGAAGGAGCTTCTTCATCCATCTTACCTGTTATAACATAAATAGAGTCGGAATATATCTTCATTCCTCCTACGGTAGCCAGCAGTTTCTTAGACTCATGGCTTTCTTCAAAAATCTTTTTTCCCATTTTTTTATATACCCTACGTCTTTTCATATATGAAAAGACTATGTTAGAAACAAAATTTGCGGCCGGTTTTAAAGCCGACCGCAAGTTAATATTAAAAGTTATGATTACAAAGAGCTTGGTAACAATTCAATTGTTACGAACCGGCTGGTATCTTTTACCCAACAAGCCGATACAGAATGGCACCAGAATTGTTCTGACATACGAGGATGGCTGGATACAATTTCTTGAGCCGATACTCTGGATGACCATCTACCTTGTTCGTAACCCCACCACATAGAACCGATATCAGGCTTAACGTAGAATACGTTGCTGTTGATATTACCAATACGAGCTTCGGCTGAAGCAGGGATGCCGGCGAATGCATTGGAATATTCAGGAGCGGTCAAGTCTTCCATAATACATGAATATGATGTGATAGGAGTCATACCGTCTACCAACTGGCTTCTATCTACCATATCAACGTAATCCAAAGAAGGTTCGTGTTCTACAATAACCTTACCAATACCCGGAATAGTAACACCCTTGATCTTTACAGTTCCTAATTCAAGAGCATCGTTTGATCCTGTTACCGGATTATTGATAATACGTTCTGTACCCATAAGCGGAGCCAAGGCACCCAATTGAGAGAAGAACTCATCACGGAAGATTTCAACGATGTTCTTGTAAGCCATAGCACCTACCTTGAATTTCATTACACGATTTTCAATCGGCATATCGCTACGACCACGGAAAATATAGTCAGCAGCAGCCAGGAAGTGTTCGCGCTTGATACCGCCCGGACGTGCATATGAGATAACGAAACCACGGCGAAGTTGATGGTACAAACCTTCGTTTTTCATCAAAACACCATTATGACCCTTGACTCTACCTCCACGCATGAACATAAGTTCGTATGCTTCCATCTTAGCCAACTCAGCCAAACAGAACAAAGACACTGTATTGGCTACACGTGCCGTACGCATATCAATGCTTCCGTCACCAAGACGAGAACCGATAATGGCATAACTTGCATCACCTCCTCTGATTTCAGAAAGCTGACGAACTTTCTGGTAAGCCTTGTCGATGAAATTCTGTGTACGTTCGTCCGCATAAGCCAAAGACTTAATACCAGCGTACATAGTCGTTTCACCTTCAACACCACGGTGTCCACCAAGCGTAAATTCACAAGTCATAGAACCGGCCTTAGAAGCACCTCCTACACCAGAGAACTGAGTAGAGAACTCACCAAGAACGTTTGTTACCTTCCAGTATTTAATACCGGCGCGAAGCATGTCTTTCGGGAAGTATTTAGCACGAGAACGACCCCACAGCTTACACCAATATCTCCAGTTTTCACCTTCTTGTTTCGGAGGGCGCTCTGTAGAGATAAGAGCCTGGCAACCGTTAATCACATCGTAAGTAATAACATCTCCTTGTTTAAATTGTGCATTCAACACAATTTCGAAGAAGCTTTCATCAATACCGGGTTTTGCATATTTCAAAGACGTGTCTTCTACTGTAACCACCTCATACGTTTCTGATACCGGAAGATCATAACGGAATGAACCATTGATACCATTTACGGTAATAGTAGCATCCTGTTTAATCATACCCATATACATAGGCAGAGGATAGTTTGTAATGTTAGAAAACAACTCAAGCATACCCAGATGGTTCTTATCCGGATTTTCGTAGTACCAATCTTCTAAAGAGCTAAGATCGTGCTCTACGATACTTTGCTTAACGACTTTAGCGTCGGTATATCCAATCACCGTGTCACCATTCATGGTGGCCGGGAAATTTTTTGTTAAAAGTACATTAGCCATGAACGAAAAAATGTTTTAATTTTTAATCTATACTGATTTCATCGAACTTCACACCTTGAACTTGATCACCTTTATCATCTACCGGAGCTACCCTCTTGTCTTTATTTGTGTGGCTGATGAGCTTATAAATTTTCTTCTTCTCATCAACTACAGCTTGATTCGACTTCTGTTTTATGAACTCTCCTGGGTTCATAAGAAACATAATCAAATCTGGCGCTTCTTCCGGATTCATCATCATCTCCCTTACCCTATTAAATGCTTTGGTAATTCCGGGATTCGATTCAGAAGGTTTTAGGGCAAAATCAAGAGCTTTAGATACCATAGTGTCATTTAGCTGATACTTTGCCTGGATAGAAGACTTAAGGTCTTTCTTATACCTTCTAAAATCTTCTGCATCCTTCGCCTTCTTTTCGGCAGCCTCTTTAGTACGTTGCTGGATAATATCATCCATTCTCTTATCAAGCTCAGCCTTATACTTTATAGCCTTTGCTTCAACATACTCTTCTCCTTTATTGATAATGCCTTTGAAAAACTCATCAGCTTCATCTTTAGGCAACCCAAGAAGATCAACATAATGGCGAACGATCTTTATCTGATCTGCTTTGTTTTCAATGTCAAGCTTTTCTATCGGAGCGACATTCGTATCATATTGCTTAAGAATATCAACGATATTAGCGCCAGCCTTATCAGCCTGAATAAGCTTCTTGGTAATATCAGAAACAGAAGTAACATCTATCTTATCCTTAACAATATCCTCTTTCTGGCTTTCAAGGACTGTAGATAGTATGTCACACAACGAATCTTCTTTACTAAAATCAAGATCATTGATAGTAATCTCTTCGCCGTTTTCACCGCTAAATACCACATCTTTCAAATCGGGAATGATCCCTCTTGAAGAAAGGGCATCCAATACTTTTCTGTAATTGACAACCGGGGTCTCTACCGGATCCTGTTTAACGTCAACCACATTCTCTTCTCCTTTTTTATCCTCTTTAGGATCAGGAGTAGGATCGACAACCGGCTCTTCTTTAATTTGAGAACCTTCTTCTACAGGCTTCTCATCTTTTTTAGCCGGTTCATTACCATTAATAGGCAGAATATCTTCTTCCCTATTATAAACATCATCAACTGGACCGATACTAAAAATATCGTCCAATTCTACTATTCCATTTTTTTCTAATTTTCCCATACTGCAAAAATATTTAAATACCTATATTTCAGACAAAAAACTTATAAGTGTTTAATCTTCACTAAAAATTAAACATCCCCAAATTTTATTAGAGATTTTCTAATGAAATTTGGGGATGTTTAATCCTTAATTCTTATTGATTCCGGCTACATACCTTTTGGTGGCATCTTCCCTCGCTCGTTGAGCAAGCTCTTTGGATTTTAATTTTAACTCTTCCATTTTCATTCTCATTTCATCATCATGAAGTTTGGAATCGTTTTCAATTTTCTTATCCTCTATCCTTTCATTGCTTTCTATATCAGCTTGCCTTACGGTCTGATCTGAAACAGAAGCCAGGAAGTTGAGGGAGGTGGCGTCGCTCTTGGCGTCTGCCGCCCTGCCTGCCGCCTGAATCTTCTCTTGAAGTATCCTGTATTGACCTTTCTTGTCTTCCAAAGCAAGTTCATGCTGACGTTGCTTATCCTTCTCAGCAGCTTCAGCTTGTATCTGTTGCTGGTTAAGCTGCATCTGATTCTGTTGTTGCTGCTGCATCTGACGCTCGTTGTATGCGCGAGTATTCCTTGCATTCTGTATAAGTTCCACCATAGAATCTGATGTAAAGATAGATGCAAGATCGTAAATGTCTCCTCCGGCTGTATTTAGCTGCAACATAAAGGTCTTGAACTTTTCAAGTTCATCCCTCTTCTTTGAGTTGGATAAAGCCTGAACACCAAGATGCCTTAAACTAAGACCGTCGGTTCCTATAGATAAAAACGCTCTGGTAAGGTCACTTTTTGTGTACATTACAGAAATATCCTTTCCTTCTTCCTGGCATTGTTGAGCAACGGCCAGATGAAGATCGAGAGCCCGTTTCTTGAAATAACCGAAGTTATCAAAGTATATCTGTGTTTGTAACATAGATGCCGTAACGCCCTGCTGAACCCCGGTGGCAGTCTCATATCTATTGGGACCGTTAATTACTTGAGGTGTGATACCAACCATTTCAAAACACTTCATCCTCGACCATTCAGCAAGCTCCATTCTTGTTTTAAGCTGCTCTGTCTGCGACAAATCATAGACGGCAAACTGGTTGAAAGGAACGCCGCCTTTCGTATTTTGAGATGAGGTATCTAATGTCAGAGCACCAACAGACTTAGCCACATCAAGAAGGTTTGCCCATATATCAGCCACATCTTCACCCAAATCCTTATATTCACTTGGAACCAAATTAATATCCCCTAAGAAGAATTTACCAATCTCCTTTTCAAGAATATTGTTTATCTGGTTTATGGAGAAATTATAAAATATTTGATATGGCTGAATCCTGTTGGCCATAGAAGTACCGATATATCCGGCAACGGGTAGAACAAAGTCATAGATGTTGCTATCCCCTTTTATCTGATGATCGATAGGTTCTCCATCCAGATACAGGTTGTCCTGAGCGAGAGCCCCGCCACTGATCTTAACCCCGTACCTTACCTGTGGAACGTAATCTACGAAATAGGTATTAATCTCCGGGTTCTCCATTCCCTTACTCATGGTCCTGGTAATTTTCTTAATACCATTTTCCTGTAAAAAGTCCTGAAGAAGCTCATCAGTTACCATCTCGGTAGTTACTAATCCGGTCTCAGTTTGGTAGGTAATTACATACACCTGAGCCGGGGATACCCAATATGATTCAGTTACCTGATACAAATCACTACGAACATGCTCGTCGCTCAAACTCTGGGCACGGTTATAGTAATTACCATGCTCTAAATTTGGCATGAATCTGGTTCTGTGATATTCGTTACCATTACTATCGTATCCGGTATATGTACCGGCTGGAATACCGTAATAATCCTCATAAGCTTTTATAGAGGCATAATCATTATATCCTTTCCAAGGTATTACCTTATTCTGATATAACATCCCTACACTCGCCGATTTGGATAAACTTACATAGCTTCCATTATCACCATTATGATAAGTACCATTGAAATTATCAGCACCTCCTATAAGCTTCTGCTTATCTTTCGCCGTAAGAAGATGCCCCCACCTTACTATAATATCATTGGCAGTATAATAATGAACACGACCAATATAATCACCGTACTGCGGATACTTGCTATCTAATGTCTTAGAGTAAAACGTATTCAACGGAGACCACCTCTCCGGCTTATAATAGTCGTATCCTACATGATAATTTCTAAAGCAACGACCGGTAAGAAGATAGTCGATGAAATTCTCAGTGTCTATCTCATCCATGTAAAAACGCCCCCTGTCCGCCTCAAGCGTATGAGAACCCCATATGACCTCGGCAGTCTTCCATTTTGTATTCATGAAGTTCTCTATCTCAGGAGGGGTCATAGATGCTTTCACCTCTTGTATCTGTTGAGCATAAGCCTGCTTTTCTTCTTCGCTGGCAAAATTATTATAATCCGGATCCAATCCTCTATTCAATAACTCTTGCCTAACCCTTCTGTCCAATTCCTCTTTAATGTAATTATGAAGAAGATTCTCCTTCGTGGCAGAATACTGATTCACTTCAGATTCATCTAATCCAACTACATTATACTTGTCAGAAAGGTTACCCAACCATCCTACAAAAGCGTTTACGATCGTACCTATTATATCATAATGACGTAAGAATGATGGAATATTTACGTTGTCCCTTATAGACTGAACATCCTTAAGATAAGGAATTACATCTTTCAGCTCCATAAAGGACAACTTACCTTCCATCATCCTATAAAAATCCTTGAACTTCTGGTTCTCATCAAGCTGCTTCAAACCAATCAATTCAAGAGAATCCATAGTGGCTTTAAACCACTCCTTGGTTTTTCTCTTAGTAGGTATCGCCTGCACCGGCAACCCTGAAAATACTCCTCTGGCCGGAAAAGCCTGATCTCTGTTAAAATACTCCATGAGCTATATGTTTTTTCACAAAGATAGGTAAATTGTTCTACCTATCTCATTTTGTAAGGGTTATGTCTTCTTACCGTAAATCCTTTGACCTGTTCTATCTTCTTGCGCTCTCTCTTCTTTTGATTCTCCTTCTGAGTCGTACTTTCAGGCATGTAACCCATATCATCATAGTACTTAGCCAGAAGAAGAGCGTGGCCGAAGGCTATGATACGGTCGGTGTTGACCCCAGGGCCGAAGGCTATGATTTCATCAAGAAGTTCTATATCAGGGATACGGTAAATACCTTTCTGTGTTATTTCATTACCATCATCATCATACCCAACAACAACATCCTCCCAGCAATATTGAATAACGGTATTGAAAAGCATGCGCTGATTAGGAACCGTAGGAGCCAAACCAAGCTTGTTGTTCTGACGGGCGCCAGCACGGATAATCTTACCGGCAAGACGTTCGCCATCTTCCAGCAACATAAGCTGCTTATTTCGTCTCGTAAGATACAGTTCATACATTCGGTCGGCATTCTCCATAAGACACTTGGCTCCATACGCTTCTTGAAGTATTTCACAATTACGACAAAAATCATCAGAAGATGGAGGACGTGATGCGTATGATGCTACTATACAATAAGCGAACGGATCATTGATTTTTACATATCTTTTAAGTACATAAAACGTACCAACAGAATCAGTATCAGCCTTGTCTGATTTATATGGATCTTGCCCACTCACATACGTGAAATCAAAAACACCTCCTTCTTCTGGTGGATCTTCGTATATAACAACAGGAGTATCTATATTTCCACCTTGAAACGGATAATCAGCAAGCTGCTTATCACTAAAATGATACCCCATCTTCATGCCGTCTGTTTGATAAATATCTACTGTTTTACCAGGCCTACCTTCTTCAAGAAGACGGCTTTTGTGCTTCAACGCATCTTCTACAGGGAACCTATTTACGTTCGTATTAAGGAAACAATCATCTATAGACAAAGGGAATGCCATTCGTTCCTGGACATATAAAGCTCTATCCTTTTTGACAAGTTCGTCAAGACGTGATTTTATTATTCCAGTATTTTTATCAAAGTCTGAAACTTTTATTTTTATCTTCTTAAGACCGGGAGCATTCTCTACTCCAAGATACTTATCAAGAGTCGTTTCTTTCTTTTCATACGCATGAGACATCTGGGCCGGAACAAAGCATCCAGATTTACATATACGCCATGTTGGTTTAATAACTCTCTTATTTAGAATATCATAATTCATTATAATAAATCCATATTCGTCCGGAGAGTTCATGATTTTCTGGGCATCTTGAGACTTTTCTACATTACCGCCAGTGTTATGAGTTATAATACCATTTGCTATATAAGTGTGAGTATCTGATGCAGTAAGATTATAGACTTTTCTTTCTCCTATAAAATCTATACTGTCTACATAATCCAATAATTTATTTCCATTGTTATCAATAGTCCATATAGCGTCTCCTTTTATCAGATTACTTGCAGAAACATACCCATCATACAAAATATCCCTTCCATTTGGATATTCGCATTTTATAGGATGATCAAAGCTGCATTCCAATGTACGATTTGATTTTGTAGTAATTCTAAAACATGATTTGAATGAAGGAGATTTTATCCATTCTATATTTTGACTAATGATTTTATGGTTTTCAACATCGAATCCTATTATTCCATCTTCTTGTTTTAAATCCTCTATCCTACACGGTTCTCCGTTTGATTTGTACACTATTGTACCAGCACAACAACATCCCGCCATCAAACAAACGCCCCTCATTCTACCATGCATCATATGAGCCGGCCTACCGGCAAGCCATGCTCCAAGCACCGGAAATTTACCTACCTCATCATATATAGACGTATATGGAGTTCCGCCTGCGGTCTTCAATGAGCCTCGCGTCTTTCCATCATCAACGTTGGTGATTCTTATTCTGGCATGAACATCACGTTGGTTGTTGATGTTTCTTGTACCTAAAACAACTTCTTTAGTCCAGTCGTTACCGGTCCTGTTTATAGTAAGATAAGGAGGAAGATTATCAAGTCCAAACTCAAGATACTCTCCCATATTGGCAAGGTCTTCTTTACTTGCTCCAATAACATTATGCGTCAAATTGTACGTCATTGTTGCATTACGAGCCAGAAGAGAGCTCATTATGGCCGTATTATGAGTAACGATGTAATTGGTGGTCAAAAATAAATGAGAGTCATTATCAACGGTTATACAAGTGGCATGCTCCTTTCCGTATATCGATATGGATCTTATTTTTAATTCCTTACGATTCCTTGATAGTATAAGTTTGTTCCCCTCCAATTTAGCATACCAACCTGAAGCCCAAAACATACGTTGTACAAAATTTATGACATCCATGTCAATATGAGACAACATAAGCTCTTCTTCTCCGGTTACTACGTTTCTGAAAGAACGAATGAAGTTTTCTATAAAATCTTTTTTTTGATCTATGGACGATCTTAAAAATTTCTTACAAATGTATTTATCGAAAAACATATCCCCACCATAGCCACCGAGATAAGCCGCCAGCATCGAGGCGTAGGCCGACGGCGGAACCGGCAGCTTTGCCGTAGGGTAGTTAAGGGCCTCACCTACTGGAATAGACATACTCTTATAATCCAATCCGGCTATGGCTCTAAGACTCCTAACATGCCATTTTCCTCCATGATTGACACGCCATTGATGATTACCGCAGCAAATAACGTTACGACCGTCTTCGAATACGACTCTGTATGTAGTTACTTTCCCTTGAGGATAGACACCTACGACTTCTACCAAATTCCCTTTATCGTCATATATCTTATCCCCTACAACGATATTTCCTATCATCTTTTCCCGGTCCTCAAGATAAAGTATCTCGGAGTCAAGAAGGGCTTTTCCAAAACGACGGCACCCGAACATGAATATTCCTTTATTCTCTTCTTCAGCCTGCTTTAGAAATTCGGCAAACATCCATTCATTATCACGAAGCTGAGAATTTCCAGGAATACGATCATCTCCTACGTCAATCATCATCTTCCAGAAATTGATATGCCAATATAGCCAAGGATGGATAAATACACCATTTATGGTAACACCGTTAAGGAGTTTCATAGCCTCATTCTCCCAGAATTGCTTGACATCATCGTCTTGCTCTTCATAAGAATAAAGGTCATTCCATAACGGAATATCGTTACCCATATTTATATAAAGTTCTTTGCTATCAAAATTCATGACAAAACTACTTATTGAACTTGTTCTTAGCTTCATTCTTCACAAAAGACTGAATACCTGATACTGTTTGTCCTCCTTTTAGGCTTTTCTTATTTTTGGCAGCCTCAAGCTGATTATAGACATCCATTATCCCACACATCTTAATATAAGATTCAGTCCATTGCATTAAGCTATCAGACAAGCTCTTTTGAAACCTAAATTCTTTCTCCCTCTTATCGGAATCTTCTATTTTATCCCAAGGATTTTCAGATAGATAACGTTCAGCCTTATCTATCTGATCCCTTAGCACAAGAAGTTTTCGATCTACGTAAGAGACATCATCGTTAGTCGGCTTTCTTGCTTTCATTGTTAACTATTTTTAAAAAAGCCTCATACTGAGACTTAAGCATATTAAATCTGTCTTCAAGAGAAGATGGATCAACACGATACTTGCACATGTTTTTTATTCCTTCCTCAACAGATTCTTCCTTGAACATAACAGAATCAGTATTATTGTCAACGTACATAATAAAATCCGATTCTCCGTCGTTTACTATCCTGTCAAGAACCTTCTTGCTGTCATCATCTATATTAAGATCATGACCGGCATTAATAGACAACCGGTAAACTGTCTTGACAGAAGAAGATACTTTCATTATCTCTTGTTGATACAAGTTGGTCATAAACGACTTTTCTTCTAAATCAATAAAGTCTTCCAACTCTATGTTGTTTTCCTCATCCTTCTTTCTAATAATATCCTTAGTTAGCTCTTCCATCTCCTCTCCCACCTTATCTTGTGCAGACAGTAGATGGTTGTAATAAGAAATAAGATGTTTTATATCTGAATCAAAATCAATCTTCTTCATTATCAATAACCTTTTTATCGTAAATAATAACGTCCATCAACTCCATTGACAAATTATAATCAGCCACTTCAAAAAGCTCGCTGTCTGTCAACGTCCTTAAAAAAGAAACAGATAATCCTCTTTTCTTGGCAAAAGATCTAAGTACGGCATAGAGAATGTCCCCGGCAGAATAATCAGGGAGATCGTCACAAGATGCCTGCAACATAGAAAATAAGGATTTCCTTTTATCTTCGCATTGTAAATGCCTTGCTTTACCACAGCCGCTCATAATACTTAACTTTTTTGGATTATAATACCTTCGAAATTAAACGGAATCTTTTCCTCTTTTTGAGATCCATCTTTTTGATAGTGAACAGTCATATGTTTTACGAATCTTCCTATTCCAAATCCTGCTGTATGTATCTCTATATTGAACTTAAAGTGACGGGAGTCTATGATATTCAAATTAGAAGACGTACATCCACAAGATGTCTCTGATGCTGTTATCTTCATATCATGCTTCGACTCAAGAACGAATGAAAACCTTATACTGTTCCCTTTCTCTACCGGTTCAAAAATAATTTCAAATGATTTACCGTCTTTAGATAGGTCAATATTATATTGCTTGTCATCTGTAGAAATAACATTAAATTCATCAGAATCCATTGTAATAAGTTCCAACCTGTTCCATCTTGACTTCTCATCATAAAAATCAATAGAATACTGCCGGTCCATCCACGAAGGACGCGGAAGTCCCTCACCAAGCGCACACTCCTCTGTCTTGCTCCAGGCCTTCTGCTTGATGAAGCACGTACATACCGAACAACGATTTTTACCTATTTTCTTGCTTACGTACAAAGAAAGAGGAAGCATAGAGTTAGGGACGTTCTTGGTATTGAATTTACATCCTTCACACTTTTCAAGACGTTCTTTGTACCAATCAGGATAATCTTCTTTTTTTCTTGGAAGTTTTTTTAATATCGTATCCATAAAAGCATCGTATATAACTTCCGCTTGCAAAATCTTTTTCATGACTTATCTGTTAAATTCCTGTTCTTGAATATTTTGTATTTCACTAAAACTATGACCCTTACGAGATTTAAAGATAGATAATTTGTTGTGTTTTATCAACATATCCCCACCCTTTATCTCACCTGAGTCATAAGCATCCTTTATCATCCTTATCTTAATATCAAGGCACTGAAGTTCTTTTTCCTGATACTTAGATAATTTTTCTACCTTGGATTTAAGACGCTCAAGATTGTGTTTGCGCCTCTCCATCTCATGAAGGTTACAAACCATATCACCTACATACGGGAACGATACAGACACGTTATCTGTGTACGTACATAAGTTATTGGCATAAGAAATACTGGCTCTGAAAACGTCACGTATTTGGTTTCGGTCGTAAACGCCCCCGGTCTTATCCATCACATCATCTATAATATGTGACTCAAATGATATAGGGAAATTATTCTTCGCCATCGGCTTCAAAAGTTTTTTTTCTGTAAAATAAAGAAACCAACGCACATTGATCTCTTGAACCCTCCAATACAAAAAGACGGCGCATGTTCTCTATATCCGGGCACAAACACCTTGTCCTGTAATTACCTTCACGGTCGATCAAAATACCACGTTTCTTCATCTCCGTATCCAAAACCGAAACATATTGAAGATCGGTACTGAAACAATGAGAAAACTTCTTCTTGGTCTCATACGAATATCCAAACACAAAATAATAGGCAAGAAGATTTAAGTGCCTCGCATCTATGACATTCTTCTCATTGCCGGAGGCCATTAAGTATCCGTTATAAAACAGAAGTATCTTCTTCGCCATATCTACCGTATTGGAATAAGGTACTAAAAGCCTATAAGCCCTATTACTAACATCTTTATTATCACTTTCTTTCATGAGATTATCGTTTTGATACAAAGATAAGGATTAAGGATTTATAAATTTAAAATTAACGTATTTTATGACAATGGATTCAGGATTTGTCCCGATATTTGCACTGTAGCATAAAAAAAATAAGACCTTATTGTTTAACATTCATAATTTATTTCTACATTTGCTGTACGTTACAGATTCAAGAATTATTAGAAATAAATTATGATAAAAAAAAATATTACTTGTCTTATCATAATTTGTTCTTATATTCTTCAAATCTGTAACGGGATTTTGGAATTTTCCGAACGAAAGAAAGACATGAATCGGATGGATATTCCCAAAAATCCATCCGATTTTTTTTTGTTACAGATTATGAAGCTACAATTAGGTAGAAATATTAACATAAGTCTCAGACTTTTGGAACAGTGGTCAGATGATTCACTGTTCATGGAATTGTATTCTTTATACTGTATGATAAAAATCTCCCGCCGGGATTCGAGAATAAGATTCAAAAACCAGAAAGATCTTCTTCATAAACTTGGAATCGCGTATTCGAAGTTCAAGAACATGACAGGACATCCGATGTTTAACGAACTGTTCCGTATGACGGATAGTACGTTCGTCGCAAGAAGATATCGTGTTAATGGCGTACAGCTTACTCTCGGATGTGGGAAAGTGAATCTTCCAAAGAATAGGATTTTAATTAAGATAAAGAAAAATGAAATAACAAACCATGAAAAAGTCCTTGACAGGATAAGAGAGGCGATGTTTGTTAATTTAGTCAGAAACAATGAGTCTGTACTGAACAGTGGAGAGACAAACTCTCAGGCTGATGTCGTAGACGGAAGCCACTCGTATTATGGATTAATTGATTCGACGATAAGTAATAAAACAATTGCCTTGTACTTGAATGTAGGACTAACAAAAGCGAAAGAGATTGTCGGTATGGCGATACAAGACAAGCTCGTAAAAAGGTTCGAAAACATACAATTTATAACATACGTAGATAATCCTCGTGCTTACATTGAAGCAAACGAACATAACTACCCAATAGGTAAGCTGATTCCGGTATATAGACACGGAGCAGTTTTCTGGCAAATAGCAAACACCTGGACCTTGTATAAAAAAGGAGCAACAAACAGATGGTATTTTGGAGAGAAGGATATAGAGAAAGGAGAAAAAGAAAAAGTGAGTAAGAAAGACGATTTCAATTTCTTCTTAAAAGACAACACTCATATCCTACGTTTCTTGAATGCAGAAGAAGTTGTTTCCGAAGATGGGGAAATCCTTGGCATAGATCGTAAAAAGACAAAAGAAGAAGAAGCAAGATCATTGGCTTCTGTTATGGCTAAAGAAGCGCACAAAAACTTCTGGGACGGATATGAGCGAAGTACACAAAACCAGATTGTAAGAAAGTACTATCGCGCTATCATAGCAGAAGATAAGAAGCGCAGAATGGACATGTTCTTAAACCGTCTTAAACAATCATACGACAAGGTTAGTGGATGGAGCAAGGAGAAGGTAGCCACAGTAAAGGCAGGCATGGCTGATGCGGAAGCCTGCTGTGCTGAGGTGGGGACGTCCGTTGCCGGGGTCTGCGGTAGAGTAAGTAGGAGAATGAAAACCTATAACAATACCGCTCCTGACAAAAAGGCAGGTTTTAATGAGGTACGGGATATGTATGCTGAGTTCGCCGGCGAGATGGCTAAAGCGGTGGGATCGGTAAGCGAAGACATCTATACGTATGTTAAGGCAGAACAGTTTAAGGAAAAGATAGAGAATATGGATATATCTATCCAATCATTACCTAACATTAATACAACAGTAGAGAATGATAAAGAATTAGATGGTGAATCCGTATTCAAGGATATACCATTAGAAGAACTATCATTCTATAATGATACCTATCTTTATCCTTCATCTCAGTATTCATCATTGTAATGTTTGGTACTTGAGAGAGGGTCTGTTCTTAGTGGTCGCCGACAGAGCCGAAAAACGATAATATCGTAGAACATCGACGGAAACACCCGTTAGCCACTACTATGCCATAACTGTATCAATACGAAACTACATTACTGTCTGCCACAAAGCCACTTATCTAATTTATTATTTCTTTTTAATTCTAATTAATTCATTTTATATTTTATGTTTTATCTTGTTTTCGTACTTTTGTTTTGTAGAACAAAATCAGAAAAAAGATGGCTATAAGTTACGACAAAAAAATCATGGAGTGCGTTCTTCGTTCAGTTATGTCCGAAGGTAATGTCGCACAAGGAAAAGCTATTAAGTCTATTTGTAAGTCACCAAAACCGCTGTTTATAACCGGTAAAGGAGGAAGTGGAAAAACAACGTTCCTTAAGCGTATTATACCGGCATTAAAAAATGCGGTTGTTGTAGCTCCTACAGGTGTTGCTGCTGTTAATGCAGGTGGTCAAACCATTCATTCATTTTTTAGAATAGGAATGCAGCCGTATATACCTGAAATACGAAAAGGCGCGTTTATGGATAACTGCGAATATAAATTCAACGGAGGTTCGGAAAAGATTTTACAGAATATAAAGTATCTTATCATAGACGAGATTTCTATGGTTCGCCCTGATCTTCTTGACAACGTAGCTGATATACTTCGTCATGCAAGAGGAGACAAGGACCCGTTTGGCGGCGTGAAACTTATTATGGTAGGTGATTTATTTCAACTTCCGCCAGTAATTAAGGAGGATTTTTTTAGAGAAATATACGATACATCTTACTTCTTTAGCTCCAAGTCTCTAATGGCTTCTGGTATGGAAATGGTTTCTTTTGAAAAAATATACCGTCAGAAAGATGAGAAGTTTATTAGTGTCCTTAATAAGGTGCGTGAAGGGCAGATGGATGATGATGTATTTGATACAATAAACAGCAGATGTATTCAGTCTGATAATAATCAAGGATATGTTGAGATTGTAACTACCAACTCAAAAGCTACGGCTATTAACGAAATGAGAATATCATCGTTACCAGGCTCTTTAAGAAAATTAGAAGCTGTTATAAACGGTGATTATCCTAAAGATGCTCCGGTTGAAAAAACTCTTTTCTTGAAAGAAGGATCAAGAGTTATGATAACAAGAAACGGAGGAGAGTACTTCAATGGCTCTCTTGGTACTGTATTATCTATAAAAAAGGGGGAGATTGAAGTAGTCCTTGATAAACCGAAAGATGATGAGCATACTAAGGTTGTTATAACACCATGTTCGTTTGAGAAAGTAAAATACGTAAGAAACGGATATAAGATAGAATCTGAAGTAGTAGGAGCTATTATTCAGTATCCTATAAAAATAGGTTATTCTATCACGATTCATAAAGCCCAAGGCCTGACATTGGATGCGGCTATGATGGACGTATCTAATTCTTTTGAAACAGGACAGCTATATACGGCTCTTTCAAGAGTAAAGTCTCTTGATGGATTATATCTTCGTCAACCTATTCCTAAGACGGTAAAAACCAGCGATCAGGTGGTGATAAACTTCTATAAAAGGACTCTTGGTAATGGAGGTATTGTGAAACCGGTTCCAATGGAAGAGCTTGAAAAGTCAATGATTAATTTGTCAACCGGATCTGAAATAGATTTTGCAGAGTTTAATTTATAAAAAATATAGTTATGAAATTTGGAGAAGCTTTAGAAGAAGTAAAAAAAGGTGCGTTGATTGCACGTGCCGGATGGAATGGTAAAGGTATGTTCGTATTCCAGCGCCCGGAAGATTGGTTGTCCACTGATATGATAGTTAATAAAGTAAAGTCATTGCCGGATTCGTTAAAAAAATACGTAAACGATTATTATGACGTAACTGAAACCAACATGATTAAATTTTGCGCTTATCTGTGCATGAAAGATGCTAACGATAATATCGTAAACGGATGGTTAGCTTCGCAATCAGATATGTTGGCTGATGATTGGATGGTTGTTGGTTAAGATAACTTAGTTTATCACCGCTTTATTTTTTTATAAATCAATTAATTATTCACTTTTAAAAATTACAGTTATGAAAACAAAAGAAGAAAAACAAAAGAAGTTTGTGACAGAATTTGATATAAATGGAGAAAAGTATGGTGGATATATTTATGCTACAACTTTTTCCGAAGCTGAAGATTTTGTTAGACAAAGAAAAGCAACAGAGAAAGTTGTAGGTGGTCCGTGTTTAGAACAAGAAGAAATTAATCGTCTTTATAACCATTCCTCTTAGAATTTTCAATAATCCTTGTTTGTTGGCATAACCTTGAGATGGTGATACTATAGTATATAAGTACCTAATAAGAATATGGCAAGAGTAGATAAAATATTTCAAGACAATTTGGCTCTTATAATGAGCCAGCCGTGGGAAGAGGTAAAGCGACCGGTCTACGGTGACGGGACAGGCGTCAAGGTGAAGCGTATCCTGCAAGTATGCAACCAGTACGATCTTCGTCGGGAATTTCCTCTTGGTTCGCTGAGACCTACTAATTTATGGAAGGCTATAGATGAGGTGATCTGGATATGGAGAAAGAGAAGTACTGATTTAAAAGATCTTCATTCTCATATCTGGGATCAGTGGGCTGATGATAATGGAAAGATAGAAGGATGTTATGGAGATATGGTGAACAGACATGTTTATATGGGTACCGGTAAAGCTCCAGAGGGTATGATAGACATCCATGATGGTCTTTACGGTTTTCTTAACCAAACAGACTTCATTCTTTGGTCACTCAAGAATGATCGTTCATCAAGAAGAATAGTAGCATCCATGTTCGATCCTGAAACCAATGGACTAAAACCTCTTCAAGAATGTGCGTTTCAGATTAATTTATCTGTTAAAGGAGATGAGCTGTATATGACGCTTTATCAGCGCAGCCAGGATGCTATTGTTGCCGGTCTATGGAACGTAGCACAGTACGCGGCGTTGATGATGATGTTTGCTCACGACGCAGGCCTGAAGCCGGCTATTTTTACGCACTTCATTCAAGACATGCACGTATATGACCGGCACGAAGAGCAGGCAAACGAACTCCTTTGTCGATCCCTCTTCGGCCCGGTTCCGCAGGTTACTATCTCGTCTCGTATGGAAGGGAAAGGATTTTATGATTTTGTAGCTGATGATTTTGAGGTATGGAATTATGAACCGAAGGAGCAAATCAAATTCGAAGTAGCAAAATGAAAATAAGCATAGACAGAAGAGCCAAAATGATTCCTATTATGGAAATCAGTTCCGGCGATGAAGTTAATATCGGAGGTTTTGATTATGTTGTTGAAAATATACTTCCATGTAGGAAAGGATCTTATTCAGATGCGTATGGAATTAGGTTGGTCATGTCTTCTTACAAGCATGGCCAACTTGTAAGGAAAGTAGATAGTGTTTTTTCTATCGATTCTATTTTAGTATTTCTCCCTAAAGGAGATTCTGTTGTAGTAGAGTGCTCTTATAGAGAACTGGAAGAATGTTTCCCTAAAATATAATTACAATGACAGGCGAAGAAAAATGCAACCGATGTGAGCAGTTTGGACCGAACGGTCTCACTGACTATCCATGTAAAAGGATTCCATCAAGGAACTGTCCTTGGTTTATAAAAATATCGGATAAGAAATACAAAAAGATTCTTGCCGATAGGGTGAAAAGAATTAAGGAGAATGAGAAACTTAAGCAGGAGATGATGAAAGATCAGGATCTTGTTGAAGAAGTAAAACAAAACACAAAAAGACTAATGCAATGAAAAAGAAAAATATAAAACCAGAAGAAGTGGAAGTCGTTATTCCTAAAGAAGTAGAAGCTATTAATATATGTGGAGATATCGATAGTTTTATAAAACACATTATATATGTCAGCTTGGATAAGGTAAGTAGTGATAGGGCGTTTGTCAATAACGATATTCTGTATATGGTTACATACGCATCTATAAAAGGTAAAAATATACCCGTTGGTGTATTAGCAAAACAAAAGGAAGCTAAATCAGAAGATATCGCTATGCCGTTTGAGGATATTGGAAGGGACGTAAATGTCGTGTATCCCATTGAAATAGGAAAGATGTTTAAAGGTTTTTACATTCTTAGTAACGGCTCTGTAGCTATTGATTACGAACTTACGGACAATGGAGGTTTTGACGATGATGACAGCATTGGCAAAATTGACATGAATTTAAATTAGTGTAGGCATGGTATTATATATAGCAGCAGATCCGGGAAAAGATGGAGCTATAGCTTGCATAGATCAAGACAGCAAACTAATATCGAGAATCTCAACTCCAAGAATAGCAAATTCAGGACCGGTAGACTTGACTAAAGAATATATTTTTTGCCGGGATACGATCGTAGAAAACAATCCTGATAGGGTAGTGTTTGTCATAGAGGACGTCCACGCCCTGTACGGGGTCAGCACGTCCTCTACAGCTTCTCTCATGGAGAACAAAGGCCAACTGCATGGGCTGTTCCTATCCCTCTGTATGGCATTTCCGGACATAAGTTGCTCCGTTAATTTCATAGCCCCTAAAACATGGCAGAAATTAGTTTGGACGCATTCTGATAAGGTTATGGAAGCCAGTAAGGTAAATACTAAGAAAACGTCATTAGCTTGCGCTAAAAGGCTTTGGCCAAACGATACGTTTGTTAAAAATGAAAGATGTAAGACCGCTCATGACGGTATAGTTGACGCAATGCTGATAGCAGAAGCAGCAAGAAGAAGTATTTAATCTATTTTAAATCATTTTAAATCCAATTAATTCAAAATTAGATTTTAAAATAATACATTTGCAGTGTTAGATAGTCATAATCGTAAGTTTTAAAAAAAAATGAAAGTAAGAGTTCCTGGCATACTAATGAATGAGAAACTTTCAAGCATTTCAAAGATGTTTGATAAGGTCTTAAAGGGTTGTGTCACATCGAATATAAAAATTACTTTATATTTTGATCATATCCGGATACAAGCCATGAACGAACGTATAACATATACGGATGATATTTTCGATGTGAATACTGATATTTCTTGTGACCAGAATTTTGCTATTTTAGTAGATGCCGGGACTCTTATTTCGTTTTTTAAAAATCATAACCAGGATATAGAGATAGAGATTAAAAACGATTACAGTATCGTTTTTAAATACGATAGAGGATCTTTTTCTTCTACTTGGATTGAGGATAAGGCTTTCCCTGATTTCTTTTATCCTGTAGGTGACGGTATTCGTGTTATGAGTTCGTCTTTCATTCAGTCTATGAAAAGATCTTTTGCGTTTGTTGGATCGGATGAATTTAGACCAGCTATATGCTCGATTCTTCTTAATGTGAAGAAGGACTATATTGACATTGTTTCTACTGATATGTTCCGTCTGTTTATAAACAGGAAAGAGTATGCTAATGCATCAGAAGAAAGGTCGATTATGCTAAGCGAGGTTGCGGCTTCTATCTTGTACCGCTTTCTATCTGATAAAGATACGGAGATCAGTATTTCTACAGATGGAGTTAGGACGTTCTTATGCTTTGATAATGTAATTATATCGGATATGAACGTAGAACAACAGTATCCTAACTACGAATACGTATGTAGCAAATTCGAAAAATCGTCGAGAGTTAAGTTTGACCGGGATTTACTTATATCGGTTCTTAATTCCATGACTTTGGTGGATAATGTTGTTAATGTCAAGGTAGATGAAGAAAACGGCATAACGGTAATGTCTGAGGATTTTGGAAATAGAAAAAAGATAATGGAATCAATGCCTTTGAATGCGCTCGAAGGTCCGTGTTTTAATTTTTCTATCGGTAAGGAAAATATACTGTCTTCCGTAAAATCACTTATAAAAGGAGATACTGTCATGGATTGGTCTGATCAGTATAAGATGATAAAGATGTTCAATCCTAAATACGAATCAACATACGTCTTAAATCAAACATTGTATAATCTATAAACAATTAATAATATGGCTTTTAGAGAAAACAGAAGTTTTGGTACAACTTATTATTTGTATATTAATTCAGATGGTAACTTGTATGAAAAAAGTAACGAACCAAAAGAAGGTTTTGTTCAGCACATAAATCCTAATAGCGGTCAGCCGGCAGGATATTGGAAAGAGTATTATAATGGAGTAGTTGGGTACATCAACTACATCGGGTTAAAGTCAAGTACTTTCTCTAATGGAAATACTGTTACTAATTTCCTTATCGTATTAAAAGATTACGAGCTTAATGAAAACTATTGTATTTCCATACCTCTCGTCAATCAAAAAGGAAATATCAAGGGCTTTGTTAAGAGCTTCGTGAAATATTACGAAAACATCGATTTCAGTCGTGAAATTTATTTCAATGTCTTTAAGAAGAAGAAAGATGACGAGTTTGGATCTTCGGAACTTATTATCGCGTATGCAGGAGTAGACGGAGAAAGAGATCAGCTTGTTGAACGTTTTTATAAAAAGGGCGTAAATGGCTGGCCTGATCCTGTTGAGGTTACAGGATTTGATGGTAATAAAAGCCTTGATTATTCAGCTCAAAACAACTTTACTTATCAGAAGATTACTGAATATTCAAACAGGTTCAATGATTCTATTAAAGACATCAGAGCTGGTATAATGGCTAAATTAGGTTTAGGAAGTAATACTCAGCAAGAGCCGGTAGCTCCTCAGGCTTATACCCAGCAGGCGGCTGCTCCTCAACAGGTTCAACAACCTCAGTCTGTTCCGAGTGCTATTCCGTATCAGAATTACCAACAACCTGCTCAACAGCCAGCACAGTATCAGGCACCGGCTTATACGCCACAGCCGACTGCTCAGCCTGCTGCACCTGCCCCGGCGCCTGCTACAAGGAGCACCAAGCCTCAGCATCAGACGCAGCCACAGCCGCAAGCACAGATGCCGAACTTTCCTCCTATGGAAGAAGATGACCTTCCATTTTAATATAAACATCAGCCCAGGAGAATAACATCTCTTGGGCTTTTAAAGATTGTGTAGAATGATAGTAGAAATAGTTACAAGATTTCCCCTTATTAAACTTCGTAGGAAAGTGACAGAAGAAAGGATTATGGCGAAGCATGGGGATAAATTATGTATGATCTACTCAGAAACCAGAGAAAAATATAAGCAAGGAGATGAGTGGGTCGATGATCCTAATGATGCAGACATAAGTACTTTTCGTGAGTGCTATGAATCAACGAAGGACATAAAAAAAGAAGGTATTGTTTATTGTACTATAAAAATATGATTATGGATAAGTTAGAAGATATTGAAAGACTTCTTTATGAAAAAGAAGATAATAAGAAGGATACTGTTTCTGAAAAGAACAACAAACATAAAAAAGAGGATAAGGTCGTTAATAAAATACCTGAATCGTATTCGACTCCAGGTTATCAGAAGACTGTGCAGGTAGGTGTTAAGAAACTGTATCCTGATGTCGTGGTACCTGAATACAAACATGATGGTGATGCATGTTGTGATATTCGTGCATATAGAGTGGTGAAGATGGTGAATGACATGGGAGTGGAAATAGATGTTCCTTCCGATTTTGAATCAATAACCTTATATCAAGGTTATTCTGTTAGAATCGGAACCGGATTCAAGTTGAATATCCCAGAAGGATGGTGCGTGAATGTAGAAGGAAGATCAGGATTTTCTTTTGACGAGGGAGTGGTAGTTACTAACGCGCCAGGTAAATGCGAATTTACCTACAAAGGAGAGTATATGGTTAATCTTACTAAAATCAATAAAAAACCGACCGTAATCCATAAAAACGATCGAATAGCTCAGATGGAAATCGTTCCTCAATACAAAATGGTATTAGAAGAGGTGTCTGATATTGAGATAGAAGACGGAAATGAACGTGGAGAAAAAGGTCTTGGTAGTTCCGGAGTTAAGTAATATTTAAATATTTTGAAAATGAGTATGTTAGGTTTTACATTCATCACAGACAGCAAGCTGTCAATGTACAGGGAGAAAGCTATTAAATCCGAAAATCTTGCAAAAGAAATTGAGGAAATGCAGGATAAGGCTGATTTTTACAAGGAAAGGCTTTCCGAACTTAAGTCAGATATCGCTTCAAAGGATAAAGAGATTTTATCTGTTGGTAAAGATCTTTCTGAGTCTAAGGAAAAGATTGACGCCTTGAAGGAAAATCAGAAAAAGCTGATAAAAAGCGTCAAGAAGAAAACGGAAGAACTTGATGCTGTCAATGTCGATCTTAACAAAGCCAGGTCTGATCTTGATGAGGCTAATTACAAAATAAGAAACTTGGAAGAAAAGAGAGACGGTATCTCATATGAATTAAAAAAGAAATCAAATGCGTTGATTGAGGCCAGGATCAGAATCGGAGATTTGGAAAACGAGGTTTCGGTTGGGTCCAAAACAATACAAGAGTTAGAATCGAAGCTGAAATTAATGCAAGTAGAATTAAGAGGCTACCAAATAGGTATAATTGGGAAAGATAAAAACAATGTCGCTGAGCCGGAATTGGATAAAGATGAGGAGTCAGATAAGGATGTGGCAGAACCAGAGAAGTCCGATGTTGTTCCTGATACGGATGTGATTCAGGAAGAAGCCGGTGATATTGTGGAGCCCAAAAACGAAGCTGAACGAGTAAAAGACACTAAAAAGAAGAAGAAAAAGAAATAATTTAATCCTTTTTATTCTTTAATGTTTGCCATATTGTATGTTAGTACTTAACTTTGCGTTGAGAGAGTTTTTAGGATAAATTATTGGTTAATATTTAGCTGTTATATGCAGGCGTCTGTGAAGGCTCCTGCATATTTTTAAGGTCCTGTAGCTTAGTGGTGAAAGCAAGATGCTCATAACATCGAGATCGTGGGTTCAAATCCCTCCGGGACCACTGTCCAATGGTGTAGCGGTAGCACAACAGATTTTGGTTCTGTTAGCGGAGGTTCGAATCCTCCTTGGATAACGATTAAGTTTTTGTGGAAATGTTAATTATCTGAATGTTTGCGGTGTGTGAACATAGCAAACATTAAATAGCCTGGTAGTTAAACGGATATAACAAAAGTTTCCTAAACTTTAGTTCCGGGTTCGACTCCCGGTTGGGCTACATGGCTTGTTGGATGAGTGGTTTAGTCAGGGATCTGCAAAATCTCGTAGGGCGGTTCGATTCCGCCACAAGCCTCTAAAAAAGTAAGACAATGAACTACCCAGAGCAACAAATGCTTAAGATCCTTAATAGGGATCTGCTAAGTAATCCGATGTATGTTATTAACAATCTTCATATATATGATTGGGAATCTGACTTCCTGGCCATAACAAGATCATTGTACGCTTATGAAGTAGAGGTCAAGATGTCTAAACAAGATTTCTTTAACGACTTCAAAAAGGATAAAAAACATAAGGTTCTTAAAGACGGCATTATTAAAGTAGGTGGTGTCATAAGCTATCCTCCAAACTATTTCTACTACGCCTGTCCGCCTAATATGATTGACGTAAGTGAAGTTCCGTCTTATGCTGGACTGATTTATGTCGATGTTAGTAAAAATAGGAAGAACATCGTTAAGGCCGCACCTTTAATTCATAGACAGAAGTTTGATGTAGTGGGCAGGAAACTGGTGGATAAGTTTTACTACAATATGCTTACTTGGAAGAAAAGAGCTATTTCAAACGTGTATGCTGACCCAGCCAAGGAAAGAGAGAAGGGCGTGCGTGCCGGAGCTGAGGCTGTAAGGAAGTCGGCCTGGGATGCGTTCAGGGCGCAGTGCCCGCACATCGCTTTTCCCTATGGAAAAGAATTTCCGATGTGTGACGATCATGAACAAGATCATCCCATGAGAGACTGCATACTTCAGTGTGAAAAAGGTAGAATATTTAAAAACGTATTAAAATGAGCACCCCACGTGAATTAAGCAGGATAGCTAATAAAATAGCCAGTAAGATGACTGATGATGGATGGGTCAGCCCCGGTAGAAAGAATCTTGTCTCTGATAAGAAGGTCATGGAATTAATAGATTTGATCTTTAATGAAATATGGAGGGAATTAGATGACGGGAAAAGAGTCCATATCATAAAACAGATGATTTTTAAAAAGATTTTTGTCAGTAGGCAAAAAGATAAATACTACATACAATGCATAGAAAAAAGGGACGCCAAATAGACGCTCCCTTTCTTTTTCTGTAAGTAATTGTTATTTCATTACTTTCCTTACCAACTTAGAAACAGCTTGAGTGATAGTCCACCTGATGTTTGCATTAACGTTGATAGTCTGAGGAGTACCGTTTGCATCCAAGTTAATTACCGCCTTGTCTATTTCCAAGAACGGATCACCTGCTGTCTGGGTAATAACCGTATTAGCCGTCTGACCTCCGGCGGCCGTCACCTTAAGAGTATTTACCAGATCGTTTACATCAGTGTTCGCAGCAATATCGGAGAATACGATACTGAAAGCAAAGGCTCCTGTTGCACCAGGGTCGTCGGCGATAACAGCGCCGTTGTTGGTAGCCTTACCTGCCGCCTGATAGGAGGTAGGTATTTCCAACGTCAGAGGATGAGTTTCGTCCGGAGTTAAGGAGAACGTTAATTTAGTTGAGTTACTTGTACCGTTGATTGTTACAGTACCACCTTCTTTCCCTACAGATGCAGTAGGATCTATTTTTACGAACTCAGCTACCGGAGATTGGTTGATGGTAGCACTTTTCTTAACACCCCCTGATTCGGCACCAAATTCTACTTGTTGCGTGCGTTGTACACGACCTTCGTATTTTTCACCTGATACGGTAACCGCCTGATCACCATCACCTGATCCCGGATTGAAGGTTACAAAACCTATTTTCATTTCTGCCATGACATTTATTTTTAATTGATTAAGATACCGACAAATATATGATTATTTTTATTCTCTTACGTCATTGATTTATTTTTATTAAATACGTAGTGCTATGGGTTTTTTTTATCATGTTTTAATCCTATTTATTTCTTTGTTGATTATTTATTATGTATATTTGCAACATCAATATAAAACATTCTAACCATGAAAGTAGATTTTTTTAACAGTAAGGATTTTTTAGGATCTAAAACTAAAGAAAGCAAGATCCGGAAGTTGTCAATCAGCAAAAGTAAGATAATGACTATCTCTGTCGATAATTTGAATTGGATGGGGGTAACGGATGCGGTTGTTATCGGCTTAGAAGAAGGGAAGATATTTGAAGGAGTTGAAAATACGGTCTTTTATCTGGCTGCTTCTGATGTTGAAGACGAGAGATCGTTTAAGGTAAATAACCTTGGTGTAAAATACAAGAGAGTTTACTTAAAAGACCTGCTCGATTATCTTGGATGGGATATAGGAGAAAATTCTTATGCTGTGTATGATATTATAAAAGAAGACAGTAATCTATTCCGTCTTCAGCTTAGGGTAATAAAAAAGAGTAGGAGTGAAAAATGATGAACGATATAGATATTAAAAACAAAAGAATACTGCTATTTGATTTTGACGGGACGCTTATAGAAACCGCTTCTGGGAATACGTTCGCTACAGACTTGACAGATATGAGGATTAAGATGGATGTGGTGAATAAGGCTCTTGACCTCATGCAGGAGAACGGTGTTAAGGTATTTGCTATCGTAAGCAATCAAGGAGGAGTAGAAGCTGGGTTTGTTTCTGGAGCTGATATTGAAGCTAAGATAGAATACGTACTGAGGTCCGTACATGATCTGGCGGTAAAGAGAGGCATAAGAGGCGTCCTATATGAAAAAAGGTTGTGTTATTCAAATGACGAACAAGATCCGATGAGGAAGCCTAACACTGGCATGATTGATGATATTCTTATGAAGTGTAAAGACACGGTAATGCGTGGTATGAACTTTAGTCAACTTAAGGGATGTTCGTTGATGGTCGGGGACGCCAGTGGTCTTCCAGGGCAGTTCTCTGATTCGGATAAGGTATGCGCTGAGAAGGCCGGCGTTGACTATATGGACGTTATTCAGTTTCTTGGTAAAGATCTTGATTTAGAGTATGTATTGTCCAAAGAACATACAAGTGAAGGAATAGTTATTCTCAACAACGATCATATATATATCCTTGAAAATCCATATGGTGTTGGTCTTAATATAAAAATCACTTTAAAAGATTTTTATAAGATTGAAACCGATGATGGAAAAACTGCAACCGTAGATGATGTGCTGAATATAAGGATTGATAAAGATCAGAATTTCAATTTATATAGTGATGTTATAAAAATAGAAACATTAAAAGACGGTAGTATCAAATATACAAGTTTGTATCATGAAAGTAAAGAAAACAGCGATAGTTTATCATAAATCGGATTTAGATGGCGTTGTGTCGGCAGCCATCGCAACTATGTATGAACACAGTAAAAACAAGGATGTTGTTTATATCCCGTATTCGTATGAAGATGATGTTAAGAAAGTTGTTGACCAAGTGCGTGATTTAGATGCTGTTTATGTTCTTGACGTGTCTTTCGGAGCCGATTCTAAAACGGTTTTCAAAAAGTGGCTTGATGAAGGAAAGAGCCTGATGTGGATAGATCACCATAAGGGAATTATCGAAGATAGTAAGACATGGGGGTTCGTAGTTCCAGGGTTGAGGAGAGTCGGTACGGCGGCTTGCGCGCTGGCTGCCGACCTGCTGATGGGAAAGGTGCCGGCGATCGTCCGGTGCTTATCAGACTACGATGTGTGGAATAAAGAATCAGGTTTAGGCTGGGATACGGTAGTAGCTGTCCAGTATGCCTTGAGATCAAAAATGCGATTGAATGTGTTAATAGCATTGTCGTATTTGTATGACCATTTTAAAGAAAATATGAAGGACAATGAAATTGATCTTATTTTTTATGATCTCGCTAAAGAAGGACGTGCTATAATTAACTACATGGCCGGCAAAAACGAACAAGATGTAAGTAGGTATTCGTTCGAAGCTTACGTTGATGAGGTGAAGGTCGTGGCGATGAATACCACTGAATTTAGTTCTAAGGTATTTGCGTCGCTAACACCAGACTGGATTGACGGGAAAGGTATTAAAGCCCTGATGCCGTTCTGTATCCTTCCAAATGGGAAAGTCCGGGTTTCTCTTTATGAATGTGGTGAAGGAAGCGTAGATTGCTGTGAGGTAAGTAAGAGATTCGGTGGTGGAGGACATGCCGGTGCTGCTGGATTCGTTATAGATGTATCAAGCGACCAATTTAAGGACTTCCTTGAAAAACACAAACTTACTTCAATTCAATAGATAAATAAGGTTATATTTTAAATAGGATTGGTTAATATCAATCCTATTTTTTTTGTGTTGTGTGGATAGGTGGGTGTGATGGGAGAAAGACAGAAATGGTTTATGTGATGGGAAATAGATAAAAAAATGTTTGTGTGATGGGAGAGAGGGGGTACCTATCACGAACCTCCCTCCCCCGAAACGCGTTTTCTCCCCCGCACCCCCTTCGCTTGAAAACCGGAAACGCGTTTTTATCTCAAACCTACAAACCCGCTGATTATCAACAGTTTATTTAAATTATTGTGAATCAGTGCATTGCTATAACTTATTGATTATAAGAAATTTAAATAAACATATATCCTACATATTAATGTACGCGTATAATACCGTGATCGTATATTTTGTAACTTATTGACAATCAGATAATAGAATCGAAATTAATACAAATTAATAAAAAAAAGATAGCATATATATTTGTAGTATTGATAAATGTAGTATATTTGCAATGTGTTAAAGCGATAGCACATAGTTGACATGATGAACTTATATAGTGTACCCGTTGGGCTAACTATATCTGTATCTGTAATTGCCCGCATTGTGGGCTATTGAGTTGAATATCATTTGTTTAACAATTAAAATATATTGGATTATGATTACAAAAAAGAATGTAAACAAGCTGCAAAATGCTGTTATTAAAGAGAATGCCTCTAATTTGGTAGGTGCGGTAAAGTTGTACAATGCTTTATTTGCAAATGGTGCAGACCTCAAGGCGGTATGTAAAACGTTGGAAATACCGGCAGAATACGCGGTGAAGGTGGCAGCACTCGCCAAAGACAAAAAACGTTTAGTTGCTGTATGTAGCCAAATGTTACCTAAAGTCGGCGACACCTTTGTTAAGTTTTCTCTATACTCTAAAGTATATAAGGATAACGAAGTAGACAAAGAGAAAGGAATTGAGGCAAAAGCAGCTGATTGGTGCGCCGAGAATGTGGTTTACGGTAGCGAATATAAAGCATTTGGTTTTACTACTGCCGAATCATTGGAGACCAAAAAAAGTACTAAATGGTTGATAAAAGAAACCGACGAGTACAAAGCTACTTATGTGGCTGTTAAGATCAAATCTTATTCTATTCGCACTGTGGCAAAGTGTGTGAGTGAATATTTGGCGCACGAAAGCAACCAGCAGTAAAAAGAGGTTAGGCGCGTACCTTTAAACGCGTCTGTACGCCGTTGTTGGTGGGTGCACGTCCCGCGTATGCTTTAGACTGAAGCCGACAAAACAGAGAGTTATTTTACATATTGGGGATAGATATACCTTTGCCCTTGCCGTTGGCAATTAAAGGGTTGGTATTACTGCATGGACCATCCGAATAGGTATGGTTTATGTTAGGTATGTGAGTATAGTTTAGAAAGCATACCGTTGTACGAGGTTTGTCTCCGTTCGGGAACGTGTCTTACTGATCTACACGTTAAATAGGATCGGGCTGTAGATTAAATTACAGGGTACAAGCATGTAGCCTACCATGTAGGGACGTGCCGTATCAAAACGCAAGGACACTATGCCGTTATGTGTGGCGAAATAGTGTAGCAGACGGAAAATATAATAACAACATAGTACGGGCCCGTACACAAGAACTACGTACTAATTACGGGCTGTTGGTTGTAGCATAAAATTCGTACAGGGTAGGAATGCGTGTCCGGTTCGATTCCGGAGCAACCTCTAAATTACAAATAATATAATAGCATGGAAAAGAAAGCAATGATCAACGCTTTAATTGAAGCGTTCAATAAATCTAAAAACAGTTGCGTAAAAATAACATTGCGTAACTATATCGAGACGGTGGAAACACTTAATGAAAGTGAGTATAAAGAGGCGGAGGGTTTCTATATTGAAGCACTTAATAGATGGAGTTAATCATAATTAAAGCATAAAGAAAATGGAAGGGAAATTTAAATCTCATATGGTAGACGTCCGCGGTCTGTCCAGGAAAGAAGCTAAAGAAAAGCGGAAAAGAGCGTATCGTGAATTTATGCTGTATCGTGATCTTAAAGAAGCGTATCATGCCGATACAGGAAAGGACAAATGCAAACGTAAGGTTCATACGTCACGAACGTACGTTAAGGAAAATATAAACAGTATTTAAATATGAATAGGGTTGTTTCGAATATCGGAGCAGCCCTATTTTTGTATCCTACTCTTTCTATTTACGGGTAGAATATTCTGAGAGTGAACGGCGGATGTGAGCTATATTGGTCTAAAACGAAACTAAAATAGGAGTATTCGGATATAATGCCGGTATTTTGTCTATATCATGTCGTTAAAATTGGTATAAAACGAAACTGGAGGCGGTTTTCTGACCCAAAATAGGGTGTCGGATGCCGCCTTTTTCATCTCTATGGATTGAAAATTAGGCTTATTGTACTTTTCTTAAAAATAAGGTATGCTTGATTATCAATTAGTTAGGTTTTATGATACCCGTATTTTCGGATATACTTATTGTATTTTTTTTTATTTTATGTGGTGGTTTTTATTAGTAGCTGACTTGTATTTTCTGTCGGTTGGTATTCGTTCTATGTTGGAGTACGGACCGGATCAGTATAATATTGTAATGGTCTTTTGCTTTTCTTTGTTGGCTTTGATTATAGGCTTGAATATCTATCTTGATAGGAGAAGCAGGCGGTAGGGCGTTGGCTAAAGGCTCTCTATTCTCTCTATGGAATGATATTATCTCTAAATACCCCATACTCCATGCCAGAGTATAAGCTTGTAGCGCTCTCCGTATGCCGGTAGTGAGGCGGTAGGGCGTGGGTTCTATGCGGAAAGCCGGAGGATTAGCGGGAGTTGGAGAGGGGGAGAGGGAGGGCACTCTCTTCCAACAAAATTAAGACTTACAGCGTTTTAAAACAGTATTCTGTAGGTTTTCCAACAAAATAAAGTATGATAGCGTTTTAAAACATCATTCCATAGGCTGGTAGTAAGTGAAATGTTTAACAATTAAAATATAAACAACATGAACGTATATGATTTTGCGCCTGACTTAGATTTGAGTAAGGAGGTAGAAGGTTCTATTTTTGGGGTGAAAGGAATAGAAGGCAGTGATGGTATAGTATATGCTAAGGTAGTTAGCTGTGTAGACGTTAAGGATTACAGTTGTGATAGGTGTATTTTTTATGATTGTTATAAGGATAAATGTTTATTATCGCGTAGTGATAGTTGTGTAGATGGAGACTGGCTTTGTAGGTACGAACAGGCTGCCATAGAGGGGGAGTAGGCGGCGCCTTGGGCTAAGGCCTGCGGTTGTAGGTGGAACGTAGGTCGGAGCAGAGCCAGGACAGTTTATTGTGGAACGTAAAAAGAAAAAAGATGGAAAGAACAATACATTATATTTGGATAAATTGGGTATCTTCTACAGGTTCGAAAAGTAGTAGACTAATAAGCAACAGGTCTATGCCGGTATCAGATGCCAAAGAGATGATATTAAGAACGAGTGCTAAAGAATTGCTTAAACACAGACCGAGTTGGTTAAAGGACTGTGTTCGTATTAGTGTAAGCGCACAGAATATTACGACCGGAGAGGTCCTATATAGAAGAACTATAAACATAAAGAAGAAGGAGGAGATAGCGATATGAAAAAGGCATTTAAGATATTTTCTATTATGTTTGTCATAGAAATAGTGCTGATAGCTATTTTAGATGCTATGGCGTAAGTGAGAAAAATTTCTTCATTAATTTTCTTATGCTTTAGACAGAATGCTCCCGTCTGCGAAGATCGGAGCATTTGCTTTATGGGATTCATGGTGCGGTAGGCTGGTTCGATTCCGGCGATCTCACACAACATTAAAATAGGGAAGAACATGTTAAAAGAAGAATTTGAAGAACTGATTAAAAGGGAGGTAAACGAAAATCAGTATAAAAACATAGAAACGGCATACGAGGCTTTGCCGGAGTATATGGATAAGATGTATTTAGCAAGTGCTATTTCAAATGATATTGGGAAAGCTATTAATGTCTTATCGTTTTTAGGATCGTATATAAGCGAGTTAATGGGTTCGATAATAATCGAAAGGCAAAAGGTGGAATCATGTGCCTATGATTTAATAAATAAATCGCATGAGGAGGATGACTTGAAAGCAAGAGAGATTGCCGTGCGATTAATAGGAGAGAGGGAAACAGTGGCATACACAGTAAAAGAAGGGCTGCCATTGTGGGAACAAGATAAAAAGTTTATAATAGAATTAATGAAGGAGGAAAGAAAATGAAAGATGGTATTACATTACATCCAGAACACGGATTGAATCCGTCTATAGAAGTCTGCATGATATGTGGCGAAGAGATGGGGATTGCTTTATTAGGGAATAACATCAAAGGGCAGGCGCCGCATCATATATGCACGGGAGAAATATGTGACAATTGCAAAAAGATAATAGATGACGGAGGTTGTTTTATTATCGAAGTCGAGGATGGATCAGATCAAAAGAATCCGTATCGTACAGGGAGATATTGCGCGATAAAGAAAGAAGCAGCAAAGAAAATACTTGGACAGGAACATAGTGTTGTGTACATGGAAAAGTCTGCATACAGTCAAATAATACCATAAAAATAAAGAAGGATATGTTTACAAAAGAAGAGCGATTATTCATATGGAAAAAGGTATATGAGATGATTGATAGGTTAGAGGATGGGGAATACATATGTGTTGCGTTAAGAAATGTAGTGTTTATGTATTTCAAAACACATAAAAATATCTCACCATTTCGTTCAGACGAAATGGTGAGAATATATTTCCCGGAATTGGAGGAGAAGATAAGTATGGCCACAGAACCAGAGGAAACAAGAACGTTTTATGGGTGGTTTGGTTGTCTTAGTCCAGAAACGAAGGAGGTAAGGCTGAATATTGTGAAAGATATTATAAAAGAATTAGAATAGTATTTTTGTTAATCTATTTTATTCATCAAATTAAGTTTTGGGTTTTGGCATGTCGGTTCGTGAGGATAGGCATGCCTATTTCTGCATCATAGAGGGGATGACGCGGCGTGCCGGTGCGTATGTGCCGGTCCTGGTTCGATTCTGGGCATCTCACAAACAATAAAACAAAAAAGTTATGAGAATATATAAGAATGATATTATAAAGGCGTCAGCAATAAGCACCGGAGCCGACAGAGGCGTGTTGCTGTGTTCAATAACAGATTCAGGCTTTACGTCTATAGCGGGCGTAATATCGGCTGTTAAGGATAGGTTACCAAACGAAGATCACAAGAAGATGGTTTTTGAAATCTTGAATGATACGAAAAAAGAGTACGGAAGATATAATAATTGCGGAACAAAAGTATTGTAATAAAGAGTAGAAAACAATATGTTTATGTAATATTAGTTTTTTCATTTTTATTGAAAGGAGCGCCGGCCTGTGAAGGTATGCGCTCTTTGTATTTGTATAATGCATAAAACAATAATAATATGACAGAGAATAGTATAGACGTAAATATCGTACCTGTAAAGAATGGTATGAAACGTGTTGTGGTATCATATTACCATTATTCACGCAAGGAGAAAGATCGCATGAGTTCCCAAACGGATTACGTTTGGGAAACAAAGAATGAAGAAATGTTTAAATACTTTGAGGCCAGGAGGACAAAAGTATTTTATAGTCAGATTCGTGCCATGTGTAGATTCTATGGCAAGAAAAATGTACGTAAATACAAAAAGTTATGATATTAAAAACGACAACCAACGAGTTTTGTTTCATTAACGTAAGTTTCTACGAAACAATAGCAGATCCTCGTCATTTCTTTGAACAGGATTATGAAGAGATGCCAGAATATGAGGAGGAATCGGATTTTGATTTTGATTCTTATTACAATAAGTTTATTCCTTTTGTACAGGAATGGGCGAATGAGGTAAGTGAACGCCTTTACGGATATGGCGTGAATAGTATAAAGGTAACATCGGTCGGATATCCGAAAGAATATAATTATGGTACTGATTGGATGAACGTAGAGGTAGAGTTTTGTGATGAATGGAGGCAAAAGATGTTATCTAACATTAGTAAGATTGTCAATGATGATAAATGCAAGAAGTATGCGGAGACTAATTACCGGTCGGTATCAGGATACATCTTTTTAGGGCCTGAAGATTTAAAGGAATTTGAAAAGGAAATAATAGAAAGAAAGTCGGATTCCGGATATGATGTAACAATATTATTAAATATGTATCTAACTTTGGCTTTTGTAAAAGAATTTGGATTTAAAGCCGGAGAAGCATGGAGTGAAATAACAGAATATGCTTACGGATGTTTATCGTATTCCGATTTTGCAACAACAGAGATGCTTATACCGGAAGGTTCGGAGCATTTATTCAAAGACATTTACACGGCAAAGGCCGACGAATTATATCATCATGTCCTGGATAAATTCGGATGGGCGTGGCGTGATCCGAAATATAAGTCAGAAACAGAATTATGCGCGATGCTAAAGTGGGCAAAAGAAAAAGGCTTGACCATTGAAGAGTTAAGTATTTAATTGTTAAACATAAGGCAGTAGTGGTGCGTGAGTATAGGTGCTGCCGTTAAAATATTTTATAAGATGAAAAAAGAAGAGATTCAAACTATTTTATACACAATCAAAGAAGGAGACAGTATTAAAATCAAAGTACAAGACAAAAGTGAAGAGATAAGACTGCGGGATCATGTAAGAAGAGTACAGAAATACGGATACAGGTTTTGTTTGTCTCATTTACATGATGGAATTTTCTATCTGGAGAAGTTGAAAGAAGGGGATAAGGATAAATACTATAGAGTAATAAACAGAGGAAATGGAAAGACCGGAGTATAATAAGCTACGCAAAATGGCTAAGACTACTCCAGGTCTGATAGTGGACGAGGTGCAAAACATGATGCGTGTATCGCTATACGATAATGGGGAACTTAAGAAGGTGGTAGTAGTAATGAAATGCGATTCTTTTTTACAGTCAAAAAGTAACATAGAAAAGATAATGTTATTATCATCTTCTATAGAAGATAGAAAAAACAAAGAAAAAAATAAAACAAAATCAGAAAATGAACAGAATAACAAAAATAAGAGAAGAAATAGGAGGAAAACAGGTTGATTTGACCTTTTACGGGCGCTTTTGCAGCCTTATCGAAGGTGATAGGAAGATAATACTAAGGGCAATAAAAAACGGTCGTAAAAAAGGCGTAATCGGAGCCATTCAGCCTGGGAGACATGATAGAATTTGGACCACATGGTCTATTGCTTTTGATGATCTGAAGGTAGGGGATACGGTAGAGTTCAGTACATCTGGAAAATACAATCCCGGATTTCATTCTACAGAAAAGTATGTAGGGTGTGTAGAATGGATAAAAGGATCGGAATGTGCGATAAAAACAGGTAAGGGGATGGCAGTAGTATTAATTAAACACATAGAAAGGGTAGTAAAATAATGGATTTAAGGATGTTTATAGACCTATTTCAGGAGATTGAGGTAGAAAACTTGTTTAAAGCGTTAGATTTATGTATGGAATATGTAAGATTAGATTTACATGTGTTTAATGTAGGAGCTCATGTAACGTGTTCATACAGCAATGATCTTGAATCTCTTTCACAGGCAGAAGGTTGTAATGTGAATATGATAATAGAGGTACCCTACTTATTCGAAGCATTCATGGAATATGCTTCACCGGAAATGAAGTTGTATTATGAAAAACTAACAGAGATAGTATAATATGAAAGAAGAAGTAGAACGGATAAAGAAGTTGGTAGGCATAGATCATAACAGATGGGAGCAACCTTGTACATGTGATAAATGTAAAAACATGTGTAAAGTTCCTTGTATTGGTACGCCAAAAGACATAGAGGCTATCATAGATGCCGGATACGCTGACAGGTTAAAAGAAACAATGTGGATGGTAGGGTATCTTGCAGTGAAAGAAAAACCAATAGCGATGATCCAGCCAACAGAGAAAGACGGGTGGTGCGCATTCCGCCAGCCGGGCGGTCTCTGCGAGCTGCATGACCTCGGACTAAAGCCGACTGAAGGAGTTCTGGCTTCTTGTAAGGTGGTTGAAGAAGACGATATTCCGACATACGAAACATCCGTACTTAGAGCAGTAGCTCACGAGTGGGTTAAGGTGGAGAACTTTGGAAATGTAATGAAGGTCGTTTTTAAATTTTTGCATGAAAATGAACGTAGAAAATAAATTAAATAAAGTGGTTAAGATCCTAAAAGAAAAAGGATTCGTAGTATATAGAAAGGGCGGGAAGGAGCCAGGTGTGTTTTACGCTAAAGAAGGTGACAGCCGAATAGGATTCGTTTATCCCAACAACGGATATATATACGACAGGATAAAAATGTGGTCTTTTTCAAGGATATATAAACCGCATAAGAAAACAGGGTCTTCGTGTTTAATGTGTGTCAGCGACGAATTTACTATAGAAAATGCGATTAAGAGCATAGAAGATAGACTGTGGGTAAATTATATAAAAGACGGTAACAGAAAACGACCAGAAGAATATAAAGATATAAGAGAATTTGTTGGTAGCTTCACTAAATTCTACAGCTCTGTAGAATTAGTTGAGGTTAAGTAGTTTTCCATGCGAGTTAGTTGCCGGCACTGGTCTGCGAAGATAGGTGCCGTTTTTTTATTCAAGAAAGGAGGACAAAGATGGAGAAAAGAGACAAGAAGATACCTTACGAGGTAGTCATACAGGAAAGAAAAAGAGTGGATTTGTACGGTAACGTAGTGTATTATATCCATTGGTTTGATAAATATGGGTACAATATCACAAACGAATGGAAATTCTGGAGCAAGGGTCCGAAAAAGAAATACGATAGAGTTAATCGTTATCTAACGGATAGTTGGTTGAAGGAATACTGTGGGAATAACGATTTAAAGATAAGGAGAATAAAGGAATGAAAAAGATAAAAGTAGACAAAGTGATATTATATTACATGGATCGGGTAGACCCTGACGGGAACCTATACCGGTTCTATGTATATAAAGACATGGCATCTGAAATAGAATACTTTTGCACGGAAGAGACAGGTAATATGACTATACCAATCGGAGAAGGAGAGTATGTCAAGATCGTACCAAAAAAAATAGAGAAAATACCGGTAAGGGGATATAGGAAGCTTACTGGAATATGGAATCGTGAAACATGTAACGGGAAGGGATGGTATAGGCTTTTTAATTATTTCAAATACAAGCCGACCCTATGTTATTTTAAAAAAGCGGGACATGATGAAAATGGGAACACAAGATACGAAATATCATTATTTAATAACATTATAAATGTGACAAGGTATTTCAATCTGTGGAGAATGAAGCCAGGAAAGTATGTTATGGTAACAAACGAGTGTGGTGCCTTGGATGTTATAAAAGAAAAATTCGATAACATAAATATAGTGGAATATGGATCTGAATGAATTGTACAAAGAAATAGAAAAAGCAGAGGTTGATCTGAATGCAAAAAGATTAAAGTACATCAAAGAGGCATTAGTGGAGAACGGTGGAAGTATAAAGCTAAAATTCAAAGAATTTAAAGAGTTTAAAGAAACTAATGATGCGTTTGACTTCGATGATCAGTTTCCGGTGATAATAGAAATTGCTGGGATTCCTATGTATTTAACGGAAGTGTATGTCAAAAAAAACGATTTTCGTATAGTTCTGCTGGATTATGATGATATGACTTTAGGTGATTATGATAATACAGGGGAAAATGAACAGGTTGCTTATTTTATTAACTATTGTTTAAATCAAGACAAAGATGGGAAAGAGTAGAAAAGATTATGAGAAGTTTCTTAACTCCATATCTCCAGATAGAGACGATGAAACATGGATCATTGGAGGAAAGAACAGGTATTGCGGTAGAGAGAATTACGGCACTATGATCAAAAGGTATGATCCTATTGGTTTTAACGTAGGGTACAGGGAGTGGGCAGAACAGCCAGGGTAAGGTGGAGCCTGCCCT